AAATTTCTCTAAGTACGATCAAGAGGGTAATATGAGTAGAATAATTAAAAATTAATAATGGCTGAATCAATTATAAATAGACACTTCCCAAGTCAAGTTGTTAGCGACTTAGAGAAAATGAGTTTTGATTATGGGGAAAAAGTTGCCAAGGCAATTCAGCATGAGTGGTTTACAAAATCACACAGCGATACGGCAAGACATAATTACAATGTTTCTAAGTTTCATCAATATAGATTGTACGCTAGAGGCGAGCAGTCTATACAAAAATATAAGGATGAGTTATCTATAAACGGTGATTTGTCCTATTTAAATTTAGACTGGACACCCGTGCCAATTATATCTAAATTTGTAGATATTATAGTTAACGGTATAGCCGAGAGACTGTATGATATAAAAGCATATTCGCAAGATCCATTTGGAGTTACGAAAAGAACTGAGTATATGAAAAATATTCAGAAAGATATGCAGATGAAAGAGTTTGATAAATTTGTAAAAGATAACTTTGCAATTGAAACAAAGAAAAGTAAAATTAAAGAATTACCAGCTACTGAAGAAGAGCTATCTTTACATATGCAGCTTGACTATAAGCAAGCGGTAGAAATAGCTGAAGAACAAGCTATATCTATGTTAATGCAAGGTAATCAATTTGATTTAATAAAACGAAGGTTTTATAGAGATTTAGTTGTTTGCGGTATTGGTGCTGTTAAAACTTCATTTAACACATCGGAGGGCGTAACTATAGATTATGTAGATCCAGCAAACTTAGTATATTCGTATACTGAATCTCCTTATTTTGAAGATATATATTATGTTGGAGAGGTTAAGTCTATTCCAATTAATGAGCTTAAAAAACAATTTACTTATTTAAGCCATGAAGATTTAGAAGAGATTAGTAGTAGTAGTTCTGGTACACATGCTAACTATTATGGTAGTGGCTCAAGAAACGCTGATTCAGATAACAACAAGGTTGATATATTGTATTTTAATTATAAAACTTATATGAATGAAGTTTACAAATTAAAAACAATGTCTTCTGGAAATGAAAAAGCTATTGCTAAAGATGATAAGTTACCTGAAAACGATAGGTATGAAAAAGTACAAAAATCGCTAGAATGTCTTTATGAGGGCGCTTACATACTTGGAGCTAATAAACTTATTAAGTGGGAAAAAGCTACTAATATGATGAGACCTAAAAGTGATTACACTAAGGTTAAAATGAATTATTCTATTGTAGCGCCTAGAATGTATGAAGGCCGTATAGAGTCGCTCGTAGGTAGAGTAACTGGTTTTGCTGACATGGTACAACTTACTCATTTAAAAATACAACAAGTGCTTTCAAGAATGACACCAGATGGTGTTTTCTTAGATGTTGATGGTTTAGCTGAGGTTGATCTAGGTAACGGTACAAGCTATAATCCTCAAGAAGCTTTAAACATGTTCTTCCAAACCGGCTCAATAGTTGGTAGATCAATGACCCAAGATGGTGATGGTAATCCAGGTAAAGTACCAATTCAAGAGTTAAACAATGGTGCTGGTGCTGCCGGAAAAATACAAGGTTTAATACAGACATATAATTATTATTTACAAATGATAAGAGATGTGACTGGCTTAAATGAAGCTAGTGATGGTTCTACTCCAGCTGAAAGATCTTTAGTTGGTGTACAAAAGTTAGCTGCTGCAAATTCAAACACAGCAACTAGACATATATTAAATAGTGGTATGTTTTTAACTACTGAAGTGGCTGAGCAATTATCTTTGAGAATATCTGATATTATAGAGTATTCTCCTACAAGAAGTGCTTTTATAGAATCAATAGGTGCTCATAACGTAGCGTCATTAAAAGAAATGTCAGAGTTACATTTATATGATTTTGGTATATTTTTAGAACTTGAACCAGACGAAGAGGAAAAACAATTACTAGAACAAAACATACAAACAGCATTATCTCAACAAAGTATAGAGTTAGAAGATGCTATTGATTTAAGATCTATTAAAAATGTCAAACTAGCAAATCAATTGCTTAAGTTACGTAGAAAAAAGAAAATGGCAGTTGATCAAAAAAATCAATTAGAACAAACAAGGGCACAGGGCGATGCTCAAGTTGAAGCTTCAGAAGCTGCTGCTAAAGCGGAAACTGAAAAACAACAAGCAATTATTAAATCTCAAATGAGATTAGAAGAAGTTAAAACAATGGGTAAGACACAAGTTTTACAACAAGAGGCTGGTATTAAAGAAAAATTAATGAGATTAGAGTTTCAATATAACATGCAGTTAAAGCAGTTAGAAGCTAAGACTAAATCAGCAACTCAATTGTTAACTGAAAATCGTAAAGACGATAGAACAAAAATGCAAGCAACTCAACAATCAGAACTGCTTGACCAGAAGGAAAACCAAAAACCACCTAAAAACTTTGAATCTGCAAATGACACTCTAGGCGGATTTAATTTAGGTGTGTAAATTTATTAACTATTATTATATTATATTATGGCAAAGAAAAAAGAAGAGCCAGTCGTGGACAACGATACTGGTTCGTTAAAAGTAAAAGAAAAAAAAGAAGTACAACCAACGGGTAACGAAACTAAAGGTAACGTTACAAAGGTTAAAGCAAAAATGAAAATGAAACCTCAAGTTGCTGAAGAAACTGTTACTAAGGTTGATTTAAATAAACCACTAAAACCAGTAGAAGAAAATGAAGTTAAAGAAAATAACACTAACAACGAGGGAGTGGCTGCAGAGTCTAAAAATGCCGACACCCCACAAGAACAAAAAGAAGTACAACCGGAAGCTGAAACACAAGAAGCTCCAGTATTAGAAGAAGTTACTGAAGAAAAAATAGAAGAAAAAGCCGAAGAAGTTGTTGTTGCAACTGAAGAAGCGGTTAAAGAATCTATTGAAACTGGTAAACCTCTTCCTGAAAACGTTCAAAAGTTAATGGACTTTATGGAGGAAACTGGTGGAGATTTAAATGACTATGTAAAGCTTAATCAGGATTATTCTAAATTAGATAATCAAGATTTACTTTATGAATACTATAAAAGTACTAAACCGCATTTAAATGCAGAAGAAATTAACTTCCTTATGGAAGATTCGTTTTCTTTTGACGAAGACGTAGATGATGATAAAGAAATACGAAGAAAAAAACTAGCGTTGAAAGAGCAAGTTGCTAACGCTAAAAGCCACTTAGACGGGCAAAAGTCTAAATATTATAGCGAAATTAAAAGTGGATCGAAACTCACTAGTGAGCAACAAGAAGCTATTAATTTCTACAATGAATCACAGAAGGCAGCAGAGATGGAAAAAAGCGCTAACTCTAATTTTTTAAATAGAACTAATAAGTTCTTTGGAGACAAATTCAAAGGTTTTGAATATAACGTCGGGGATAAGAATTATAGATATAACGTAAATGACATCAACAAAACTAAAGAGACGCAGAGCGACATCACTAATTTTATCGGAAAGTTTCTGGATAAAAATGGTCAAATGGCAGACGAAGCGGGTTATCATAAATCTTTATTTTCTGCAATGAATTCTGATGCTATAGCAAAACATTTTTATGAACAAGGCAAGGCTGATGCTTTAAAAGAAAGCGTAGCTGAATCTAAAAATATAAATATGGATCCACGACAAGAATTGGGTGTTAACGCAAACCAAAGTGGAATTAAAGTTAAAGTATTAGGAGAAAGTTCTAGTGATTTCAAATTCAAAATTAAAAATAAATAACAATTTAAAATTACAAAATTATGGCAATTACTCCAGGTGGTAGTTTGAATAGTGTTGCAGCTTCACAAAAGCAAACACTAGCAACAAACTACATTGACTTCAACCAAGATATGGGTTGGGCTCAACAATATTTACCAGACCTAATGGAACAAGAAGCTGAAGTTTTCGGACCGAGAACTATTTCAGGTTTCTTATCACAAGTTGGGGCTGAAGAATCTATGACTGCTGATCAAGTTGTTTGGTCAGAGCAAGGTAGATTACATTTATCATACAAAGGTAACGTTAACTCAGCTACTGCTGGTGCAAATCCAGGTACGGGTGTATCTAATATCGCTCAAATTACAATTGAAGATGATATCGATGGAAACGTTGGCGCTGGATTTACAGCTGCTAGCCACGGTATTAGAGTTAATGATACTATTATAGTAGCAAATTCAGACGGTGTTTTCAAATGTTTAGTATCAGTTGTTGCTGGTGCTGTGCTTGACGTATTACCTTATGGTTCGTCTGCTTTATCAGCAAATACTGTATCTAAAGCAACAACAATATTAGTTTATGGTTCTGAGTATGGAAAAGGACAAAGCTATGTAGCTGCTGCAGGTACTACTAATACTACAGACCAAAGAGGTGCTAACGAGCCTACATTCAAAACTTTTGACAACAAACCAGTTATAATTAAAGACTACTACGAAGTGTCAGGTTCTGATACAGCTAGAGTTGGTTGGGTTGAAGTTACAAGTGAAGCTGGTGAATCAGGTTACTTATGGTACTTAAAAGCTGAAGCTGATACAAGAGCACGTTTTACTGATTACTTAGAAATGGCAATGTTAGAAGGTGAGCTTGCTGTAGCTGCTTCTGAGGTTCCAGGTGCTACAATCATGCCGTCATCAACTGTGGACACTGCTGATACTGCTGGTACTCAAGGTTTGTTTGCTGCTATTGAAGCAAGAGGTAACTTAACTTCGGGCGTTAGTGGTGTTAACGCAGCTACTGATTTAGC